GACCGCCTCATGCGGCAAAGCGCCCTTGCCCGCGACAAGTGGGACAGACAGAGCGACCCATATCTCGAACGCACCATCCTGGGGGCCGTGGGGCGTCAATTTGAAGTGCTGACGGACAAGGCCCCGGAACCTGTGGCCGGCGCCGCCGAAGGCCCCGCACCAAGCGCCACGAATGAGCCGCCGCGGCCTTCGCTGGTGCAGGGTTCGACCTTCATCAATAACGACGAACAATTGCGCCTGTTTGCCGGTTGCGTCTATGTGCGCGACCTGCATCGTTGCTTGGTCCCCGGCGGTAACTTGCTCAAGCCGGAACAATTTAAAGTTCATTTTGGCGGCTACACCTTCACCATGGACACGGCGAACGAAAAGACCACGCGGGACGCCTGGGAAGCCTTCACGCAATCCCAAGCCTACCGGGCACCCCGCGCCGACGCTCCGTGCTTCCGGCCCGATTTGGAGCCCGGCGCCCTGGTGAGTCGTGGCGGCCAGGTCTTCGTAAACACCTATTGGCCGGTCGATGTTCCGCGCAAGACCGGAGACGCGACGCCATTCCTTGAACACCTGGCAAAGATCATCCCGAACGAACGCGACCGCTATATCCTCATTTGCTACATGGCGGCATGCGTGCAACATCAAGGCCATAAATTCCAATGGGCGCCGCTGATTCAAGGCGCCCCGGGCAACGGCAAAAGCCTGTTAAGCCGATGCGTTGCGGAAGCCATCGGCCGTCGGTACGTGCATTGGCCGAAGGCTTCCAAACTGGCCGCGCAATTCAATGGATGGATGGTCGGTAAAACCTTCTATGCCGTGGAAGATATCCATGTGCCTGGCGCCAAAATGGAGATTATCGAAGAACTGAAACCGATGATTACCGGGGGCGACGGGCTTGAGATTGAAAGCAAGGGCGTCGACCAAATCAGCGCGGACATTTGCGGCAATTTCATGTTCAATTGCAACAGCAAATCAGACTTGCCGAAGACAAACGACGACCGCCGCTATGCAGTCTTCCACTCCGCGCAACAAAGCGCCGCGGACGTGACCCGGGACGGCATGGGCGGGGACTACTTCCCCAAAATCTACACTTGGTTGCGGGCCGAAGGGTACGCCATCGTTTCGGACTTCCTGTGGACCTTCCCTATCCCGAACGAATTTAACCCCGCTGTGAGTGCCGGCGGCATGCTGCATCGTGCCCCCGACACGTCAAGCACGGCGGCGGCCATCGAAGCCAGCCGGGGCGGCGTCGAGCAAGAGATTTTGGAAGCCATCGAACAGGGCTTGCCCGGATTTTCCGGCGGCTGGATATCGTCTATCCAACTCGACCGCCTTCTGGAACGTATCGGCGCCGGCCGCCGCGTCACGCACTCCAAGCGTAAGGAAATGCTCCGCGACCTGGGCTATGACTATCACCCAGCCTTGGTCGACGGCCGCGTCAATAATCTGGTGCTTCCTGACGGCGGCAAGCCGCGTTTGTTCATCCATGAAGCCAGCCCTGCCCGCCACATTCAGGTCGCCGCCGAAGCCGCCAAGGCTTACGAACAGGCGAACAACACCGGCCGCGTGCCGTTCCCCCTTGCCCCGGTCCACGCATGATGAACTATCGCCAGCCCCACACGCACGCGACTTGCGGATTTGCCCGGATTGCCTGGACGATTGGAATAAATGCTTTCCCCCGTTGACAACGGTAAATAATTTACCTAAGATGCAACCCGTATTAACTAACCTGGAGAGGTGAACAAATGGAAGAGTTCGACAGCAATCTAACGGCCGGTAACGTCAAAGCGGCAATGAAGGACGCCGGGGCCGTGAGTGCGGACCTGTGGCAAGTGGCGCCCGACCGGCTCCGCGTTCTGGAAGGCTTTAATGCCCGCGTGAAGAACGAAGCGTACACCGGCCGCGTGCGCTGGATTGCGGACAGCATCAAGGCAAACGGCTATTACAAGGACAAGCCTTTGTCGGGCTTCGTGGCGCGTGAAGACGGCGTCGACGTTATCTACGTCACGGGTGGGCACCGCCGGCACGAAGCGGTCCACCTGGCTATCAGTGAAGGCGTGGAAGTGCCCCACGTCCCGGTCGTTATCAAGCCCAAGGGTACCGGCATGGAAGACCTTACCGTCGACCTGATTGTGGGCAACGAAGGCGAACCCCTGACCACCTACGAACAAGCGGTCGTGTGCAAACGCCTGGCCGGCTTCGGCTGGGACAGCAAAGAGATTGCCCGCCGCGTGGGCTACTCGACCGCCCAATACGTCGACGGATTGCTGGCGCTGGCCGCGGCCCCGCTCCCTATCCGCAAGATGGTTATTGAATCGGTCATTTCGGCCACAACGGCAATTGATGCAATCAAGAAGCACGGGGACAAGGCGACCGACGTGTTGCTGGCCGCTGTGGTCAAAGCCGGGGGCGGACGTGTGACCGCCAAGGCCATGCCCGGCGCCGACTTCAAGAAGGCGTGCAAGAAGGCCGCGGAGCCCATGTACACGGCGTTGACCAAGGTGAAGGCCGACCCGGGGTTTGCTGGCCTGTCCGAAGAGGTCCGGGGCATCCTAGCGGAACTGCTGGCCGGCATCAAGAAACCATGAGCAAAGCCTATTACAACGAATTCGACCCTTATGCCGCACAGTGGTTAAGGAACCTCATTGCCGCCGGCCATATTGCGCCCGGCGACGTAGATTCAAGGAGTATTGAAGATGTTGCCCCCCTCGACCTTGCCGGATACACGCAATGCCATTTCTTCGCCGGGGTCGGGGTCTGGTCCCTCGCCTTGCGAAGGGCAGGATGGCCGACGCCTTTGACAGTACCCGACACGGAAGCCAGCCACGGGGCACTATCCGGGAGCTTCCGCAAGGCGTTGGAGCCCTGCAAACCGAATGTCGACCAACCGGCCCGGTTAACGGCAGATGGTCGGATGCTGATTGGCTCTTTTGCCGGGATGGGAAGTGGCGGCCAGTTGAACCCGGCACATTCCCGCTGGCTAATGGGGCTCCCGCTCGAGTGGGACGATTGCGCGCCTACGGTAACGCCATCAACGCGGAAGCGGCCGAAGCAGTCATAAGGGCATACATGGAGTGTCGCCCGTAACTTCCAGATACCCAAAAAAGTCAAAGGCCCCGAAAGGGGCCTTTTGTTATTTGTAATCAGGGTCGCCCGGCCAGGGCTCCGCGGCGGCTTGGTCGGGAACTGGCTTACCATCGGCCGCGGGACCGAACGCAGCACGCCTGACGGCCACGACGTCCGCTTTGTGGGCCATAACCATACCGGCGGCAATCTCCCGAAGCTGGGACACGTCTTCATTGTGGCAATAGAACGCATAAAGCCCGGTTCCGGCCGCTTTGTCTTGGGGCAGATGCCGCGGGTCGACGTCGCCTAATTGCAACATCGGGTAACGCATGACGGCCAGCGCCCACGCCGACGCCGCCAGGGCGTCCCGGTCTTCGTCAAATGCCCGAATTCGCACCTTGACCAAATCGGCCTTGGCGTCACGCTTGGCCGCCGCCATAGGGTCGGCAATCCTATTCCGGTCGCCGTTGATGCACTCCGAACACGTACCGGATTGCGTGTAACGCTTGGCGACGTGCCCATGCTTGCAGGGCTGGCCGGTAAAATAGGTCGCTTGTTGTTTTTCCTTGGCTTCGGAACGGGATAGGATTTGCATAAATTCTCCATAATTTGAGCCTCTAGGATACATCAAGCCGCCGCCGTCCGCAATATATCCCGGCGTTTTATAGGATTTTTGTCACCCCGACTTGAGTTCCCGCACGCGGTCCACTCTGGTGGCTGTATACACGTCCTATACATATGATAGGGCATAGCATATTATAGGATGCTATCTGTACGTATACAATTTATATATTTAACGGGGTATAGGGGTATATAGAGAAAAAGAGTAATAGAATCAAGGGGTTACGTTACCACACCGTAAAATTTAGGAACGGGGTTTAATGGGGTATCAGTGAAACGGGCCAGGCAACCCTGCGTCGCGCCCCGTTGTGGTTGCCATTTGTGGCCGCTTACCGCTATCATTGGGGCACTATGAGCCTGACACCTAAACAACGCCGATTTGTGAATGAATATTGCGTCGATGAAAACGCGACGCAGGCGTACATTCGCGCCGGGTACGCCCAAGAAGGCGCCGGGCAATCGGCACACAAGTTACTGAAATCCGCTGAAATCGCCCAAGCGGTAAAAGACCGCATGGAAGAATTGGCGGTCGCGGCAAGCATTACGCCCGAATGGGTCGTCGGCCAATGGGCCAAGATTGCAACGGCGAACCCTAGCGCCCTGGTCCAAGTCCGTCGCACAAATTGCCGCCATTGCCATGGCTTCGGCCATCAATACCAATGGACGGAAGCGGAATATTCCCGGGCCGTCGACCAAGCGATTGACAACGGCAAGGAAGCCCCGGACGGCATGGGCGGCTTTGGCTATGACCCGAACGCGGCGCCAAACAAGGATTGCCCGGAGTGCGGCGGCCAAGGGATTGCCGACGTGCATGTGGCCGATACCCGCAAAGTCCGGTCGCCCCTGTACGCTGGCGCCGAACGCACGCGCAACGGCATCAAGATCAACATGCGGGACCAAGACGCCGCGGTCGCCAACCTGGCCCGATACCTGGGCATGATGGTCGATAAAAAGGAAATCAGCGGCCCCGGCGGCGGCCCTTTGGCATTCGCGCACCTGACCGCCGAAGACTTGAGCGACGACCAACTTGCCGCCATCCTCAAGGCCGACGATGCTACCGACGAAGCGTGAAGCGGCGGCCGAACTGCTACGGCGCCGCGAAGCCCGTCGGCAATTGGCCGCTTACATCAACTTTACAAACCGCAAGTACAAACAAAGCGGCTTTAGTGCGGCCGTATGCGCCGCCCTCGACCTGTTCATCGAAGACATGGTCGCCGGCCGCCGGCCTATTCTGGTTTTGCAGGCCCCGCCCCAGCACGGCAAGTCGGAGATTGTCAGCCGCAAATTGCCGGCGTTCATCCTGGGCAAGTTCCCGGACTGGCGGGTCGGTGCGGCCAGCTATTCGGACGAACTGGCCGGAGCCATGGCCCAAGACGTGCGCCGCAACCTGGCGTCGGACGAACACAAAAAGCTATTCCCCCAGCCCGCGGAAAAACGCCGTTACGACGTCAACCGCACCGGGGAATTTACGGCGCCAGGCGGCAACGGCGGATATTTGGGCGTTGGCGTCGGCGCTGGCCTGACCGGGCGCCCGGTCGATATCGGCATCATTGACGACCCGGTAAAGAACGAAAAAGAAGCGTTGTCGCCCACGACCAAAGAAGGGCATTGGAACTGGTATCAAACCGTTTTCACGACGCGGCTATCGGAGAATTCCGGACAAATCATCATGGCGACCAGTTGGGCGGAAGACGACTTGCCCGCCCGGATTTGCAACCACTTCAAGGGCGATCCGCGGCTTACCGTCTTGCGATTCCCGGCAATCAACTTGCCCGGAGAGGTCGGCTATAACCCGAACTTGCCGCAAGGCCCGCTTGTCCCCGAACTCAAGAGCCTTGCCTTTCTGCAAGAGGTCAAGGGCTTGTTTTCCGACTACTGGTGGGCGGCCATGTACCAGCAATGCCCCCGGGCGCTTGGCGGCAACGTCTTCAAGGAAGCCGGCTTGCGCTACTACTTCCCCAAGGACTTGCCCGCCAAATTCGACAAGGTGCTGGCTTCCTGGGATTGCACCTTTAAGGACACGGACGGCACGGACTTTGTTGTCGGCCAGGTATGGGGGAAGGCGGGCGCCAATGCCTACTTGCTGGGCCAGGTTCGCGCCCGCATGTCCTTTACCAAGACCGTCGGGGAAGTCATCAAGCTAAAGAACGAATGGCCCAAGGTCCGGGAAATCCTGATAGAAGACAAGGCCAACGGCCCCGCGGTTATCGACACCCTCAAGGGCTCCGTATCGGGCATTATCCCGATTGAACCGGACGGGTCGAAGCTTGCGCGGGCGCACGCCGTAACCAGCTATTGGGAAGCCGGTAACGTGTGGCTTCCGCACCCGGATTGGAGCGACCACCTATTCCGCGGCGACGGTAAGGTCAAGGAACTGGTCGGGGAACTTACCGCCTTCCCGGCCGGCGCCAATGACGACCAAGTCGATGCCACGACCCAAGCATTGCGCCGCCTGTTCCCGTTGTTCAACAAGTTGAAGATTACCCAAGAGGCCCTTAACAAAGCCATGGGTCGCGCATAGCGGCCGGGGGCTGTACAATGACCGACAATTTACCCGGAGCGTCAACCATGCCCGAAGCGAAAAAGCAAGCGCCACGCATCCGGCGCAACCAAGAGAAACCGGCCGCCCCCAAGAAGGGAACCGGCTTGCGCCGTGCGGCGAACAAGGCCAAGGAAGGGGCGTCGACCGTCAAGTCCTACGCCTTCCCGGTCAAGCCTCCGGAACTGGCGCCCGGCGTTGTCCCGCCTGGTGTGACCGCCCCCGTAATGGCGAACGACTCCGGGCAATACGCCTTTGCGGCCCAAACGTTCCCCGGCGGCGGCTTCCCCGGCTTTTCCTACCTGTCCCAACTGGCTACCCGTGCGGAATTCCGGCAAATGGCGTCGGGCATGGCGACGGAGATTACCCGGGAATGGCTGGAATTCACCAGCAAGCAAGACGACGACGTCGACAACGCGGAGAAAATCAAAGCCATTGAGGAAGAATTTAAGCGCCTCAACGTGCGCGGGGTAATCCAGAAGGCCGCGGAACAGGATTGCTATTTTGGGCGGGCGCAAATCTTCTTGCAGATAAAAGGCGCTGACCGCTCGACGCCGCTTATCCTTGACCCGCGCACGGTCAAAAAAGGAAGTTTGGAGCGGGTCGTACCTGTTGAAGCCGTGTGGACCACGCCTTCCAATTATAACGCCTTGGACCCCGCGGCCCCGGACTTCTACAAGCCGTCGGCCTGGTTCATGCTGGGCCAAGAGGTCCACGCGTCCCGCCTCATGACTGTCGTAACCCGCCCGCTTCCGGACATTCTGAAACCGGCTTTCAACTTCGCCGGCATGTCCCTTTCCCAGCTTGCGGAGCCCTACGTCGACAACTGGCTCCGGACCCGTCAAAGCGTGTCGGACCTGCTTAACAATTTCTCAATCACGGCGCTTGCCACGGCAATGGACCAAGTGCTGCAGGGGGACGACGACGGCGGCGATTTGTTCGCACGGGCCGAACTCTTCACGGCCACGCGGAGCAACAAGGGCTTAATGCTCTTGGACAAGGACCGGGAGGAATTGGTACAAATCAATACCCCGCTTTCCGGCCTGCACGAACTCCAAGCCCAAAGCCAAGAGCATATGTGCAGCGTGTCCCGTATGCCGGCCATCATCCTTACCGGCATTTCCCCCAGCGGCTTGAATGCTTCCAGCGACGGCGAAATCCGCATTTTCTATGATTGGATTGCGGCCCAACAGGAAGCCTATTGGCGGGAACCGCTGGAAGTTATCCTAAAGGCCGTGCAACTCTCCTTGTTCGGGGAAATCGACCCGGATATCGGCTTTACCTTCGTGCCGCTGTACCAAATGACGCCCAAGGAAGAAAGCGACATTAGGCTGCAGGATAGCCAGGCGGATTGCGCCTATATCGCGGCCGGTGTGGTCGACCCGTCCGAAGTCCGGGAACGCCTGGCGAAAGACCCGAACAGCGGATTTATGGGGCTGGATACTTCCGTCGAACTGGTCCCGCCGAATCCGGAGCCCGCCCCGGGCGAAGCGCCGCCGCCGGGACTTGAAGACCAACCGGGGGCCGCCAGTGGCGCAACAGCCTAAGACGTGCCGGGCGGTCCCGGCCAATCGCGGCATTGAAGCCAAATACCGTAAGGCCCTGCAGCGGCTCATTGCGGAAATGCACGCGTCGGTCGAATACTGGCTAACCGCGGCTTATCGCAAAGACCCGCCGCGCATGGCCGCCTTGGTTGAACAGGCACAAGACGCCAGCCCGTCCGCCAAAATCAAAAAGGTATTGGACGAACTGGCCCGCCGGTGGACTGATCGCTTCAACGATTACGCCCCCAAGCTGGCCGAAGCTTACCTAAAGGGCATGTTTAAGGCCAGCGACTCCGCGTTCCGGCAAGCCCTCAAGGAAGCCGGTTGGTCGGTTGAATTCAAAATGACGCCCGCGGTAAGGGACGCATTTAACGCCAGCCTTGAGGAAAACGTCGGCTTGATTCGGAGCATTCCGGAAAAATACTTGCAACAGGTAGAGGGAACGGTAATGCGTTCCTACAGCGCCGGCCGCGACCTGGCGTCCATGGTCAAGGAACTAAAGCAACTTTACCCCGCGGCAAGCCATCGGGCCGAATTGATAGCCCGGGACCAATCGAACAAAGCGAACGCCGTCGTCAACCGGGCCAGGCAAATGGAACTTGGCATAACGGAAGCCATTTGGACGCACAGCCACGCGGGGAAGAATCCGCGACCGGACCATGTGGCGGCGAACGGAAAACGGTATAAGATAGCGGAGGGCTGCAAAATTTCCGGCGAGTTTATCCAGCCAGGAGAGGAAATAAATTGCCGTTGCACCAGTCGTCCGGTATTGCCGATATAAGGGGTTTTTATGAAATCACAAGTTTTGATGTCCGATGGCTCCGTTGCGCAGGGTGTTGTTAATATTGACCGATCAGGGGGGCTTGTCGGAATTGATGCCCCGGCATTATCAAAAGAAGTTGCCGGTCACGCATCCGCGACGATCACTACCAACACCACGGCCGTCGCCGGCAACTTTATTGCAGTGACAGTGCTTGCTGACGCTGTCTTCACGTCGCTTACTCGTGCCAACACGTCCGGCTCTCTCGGCGCAACCATCGTACCGGCTGGAGTGACCATCTTTGGCACCATCACCGACTATCAGCTAACATCCGGTGCTGTCATCGCCTACGGAGCGTAACTCATGCCTAGCCTCGCTCTCGCCTGCCGCCTGAGCGCGGTTTCCCGGGCATCCCGTCGGCCATTTTCACCAGCATCCCTATTCTCTTCTGGAGAGCAAGGCGTTTGGTACGACCCGTCGGATATGAGCACGATGTTTCAGGACGCGGCCGGGACCACGCCGGTAACGGCAGTGGGACAGCCGGTGGGGCTGATTCTGGACAAGAGCAAGGGGTTGGTGCTGGGGCCGGAGTTGATTGCACAGCCTGTCAACTTCAATGCCAACTGGATAGCTACTGCTGGAGGGACTCCGGGTGCAAGCGGCAGCTCGTTTACTACTTCAAGCATAGGTGGTTTTTGGATCAACGTTTTAACGCCTGGAAAAACGTATCAAGTCACCGTAAACGGAAGCACCACAGCGGCTTCTGGGGTAACTTTGCGACAAACGGACACCACAACCACAAGTCAAATTAGGGCCGGATTCGGTCCTGCTGTTTTTAAGGCGCAATCTGGGTTCACGCATTTTTATGTTCGCAACGAGAGCGCCGGAACAACTACTGTAACGTCTATCTCCGTCCGCGAACTACCCGGCAACCATGCCACCCAAGCCACGGTGCCCAAGCGACCAATTTTGAAGATTGACGGTAATGGAAAGTATTACCTGCTTTTCGACGGCGTAGATGACGCAATGCAGACGGGAAATATCGACTTCACCGGCACGGGCAAGATGACGGTTTTTGCTGGGGTGCGGAAGTTGACGGATACTGCGTCCGGTGTTTTTGTTGAATTAAGCGCAGATTCTCTGACCACGGCAGGAGCGTTTGTATTGCTTTCGCCTGGATCCTCTGGTGCAAACTCGTATAGGTTTTTTAGCAGAGGCTCTAATGCACCTGCTTCTAGCCCCGGAAATGGAGTTTTTGCAGCGGCTCCTGACACCTCAACAATAACTTGTATTTCCAACATTTCTGGCCCTGAGCAAACATTAAGACGTAACGCAGGTTTAGTTGAATCTTCAACCGCATCACAAGGCACGGGCAACTTCGGGAATTACCCCCTCTATATCGGAAGCCGTGTCGGCATATTGCTTCCATTCAACGGCCACCTTTACAGCCTGATTATCCGTGGCGCTCAATCCTCCGAAGCGCAGATATTGTCAGCAGAGACTTACTGCAACCAAAAGACGGGAGCTTACTAAATGAGATACGTCCACCGATGCATCATCGTCCCCGCCGAGCAGTCCGAACTGGCCCGCGTGCTGTGCGAAACGCTCGCTGGCCCCGGTGGTTCCGGGATGTTCACGACCCCGCTCTCACAAGACGGCCACGCGCCTGCCACGCACTATATCAGCAGCGGGATGATTGAATCTGAATTTGCGCAACTGCTGGCGTCGACCGTAGAACAAATCTGCGCATATGCGCAATCGCTCGGCATCGCCGTGAGTTGCGAAGTCCTCGCCGGCATCCTCGCTGCGGTCGACGTGTCGGAAGATTCGCCGTTTGCTGCGATGGAGCGGCTGGGCCTGATGACTTTAGCGCAGCTTGGTAATTTGATGTGATATATTTGGACTATGCCTATCTTACGCCTAGCCTTCGACCGCACCGCCCGCCGGATTGATGCCGACGGACGGCTTCACGTCGACCGCTCCCATAAGGTGTGCGCTGAATGCGGAGAGAATAGGCCGGTCGAGTCGTTTAGCAAACGTGCAAAATCTCCGGACGGATTGCAAGGTAAATGCAAGGCATGTTCCGCATCAGCGAAGAAAAAGTGGTTGACTGAGAACGTCGAACATGTTAGGGAGTATGCGCAAAAATATGACGCGACCTATCGAGAGAATAACAAAGAACAAATCGCGGAGAAGAAACGAGAATATCATCAGCAGAATGCGGCGCGACTTATCGCTAAGGTTGCTTTTTGGCAGCGAGAAAACAAAAGCCGAGTGAATGCTAAAAATTCAACTTGGCGGAAAGCTAACCGCGATGTCTGTAACGCGAAAAGCGCACGTCGTCGAGCTACTAAATTCAAAGCGACGCCGGCTTGGGCGAATCAGACGGCTATTCGTAGAATTTACGAAAATGCACCGTCGGGATATGATGTAGACCATGTGGTCCCGTTGAACTCTCCGCTAGTTTGCGGATTACACGTAGAAAACAACCTTCAAATTGTCCCCGCGCTAGAAAATCGGGTAAAAGGTAATAAATTTTGGCCGGATATGCCATGAGTAACCGCCTTGCTTTTGACCGTAGTTCGGTACGCACCATTGATGCGGATGGACGACTTCATGTCGCTAAATCTCACATTAGCAAGGCGAACGTGTGCGTTTACTATGGCAAGGAAATTCCGGGCTATGAAGCGTTGGGCCTGCAGCCGGATAAGGTCTATCGGCTCTTGCGTGACCCTGTGGAATTGGAGCGGGCCGCCCCCACGTTCGCACGCCTCCCCGTTCTTTCGGAGCATGTGCCCGTAACCGTTGACGCCCCGCGGCCTGATTTGGTCGTCGGGTCCATTGGCTCAGAAGTTATTTTTGATGCGCCTTACCTCGACGCCGACCTGTGCATTTGGGACGCCGCGGCCATTGCCGGCATTGAAACTGATAAAGTACGAGAATTATCCTGTGCGTATCGTTACGTTCCCGTCATGGAGTCCGGCGAGTTTGAAGGCCAGGCGTATGACGGGAAAATGACGGACATACAGGGCAATCACCTGGCGTTAGTAGAGGTTGGCCGCGCCGGGTCCGACGTAGTTGTGGCCGACCGCAATCCCTTTAACTTCAAGGAAACCGCCATGAAAATGAGCAAGCTGGGCAAAGCCCTCTTTGCGGCATTGTGCGCGGCCTCTCCCGTGCTTGCGGCGGATTCCGCCTTGCCGGCGCTGGTGGGCAATGCCAACCGCAAGACCTTCAAGCCGGACGAAATCAAGGCCAAGTTGCTGGCCCTCGACGCCGATCTGGACCCGCAACAACTCGACAACGTTATCGACGCCCTGCTGGACGTGGAACAAGACCCGAAGCCGGTCGAAACTCCCGCCGCTGCTGCTGACGAATCGCCCGCCGACAAGGTCAAGGCGATGTTGGCGGGCAAGGTCGACGACGCCACGATTGAGCAGATTTGCGCCCTCATGGCACCGCCGGCCGCTGCTGATGCCGACCCGGTCGACCCCGGCATGAAGAAGGAAGAAGTTACCGCGGCCATGGACAGCTTGCGTAAGGAATTGCGCGAAGCCAACGAGGCCGCCCGCGAAGTCCGCCATATCGTTGGCGACGTTGCCATGGATTCGGCCGCCGAAATCTACGGCTTCGCCCTCGACCACATGAAGGTCGACCGCGCTGGTGTGGAAGGTGCCCCGGCCCTTCGCGCACTTTTCAAGGTTGCCGCCGCCAACAAGGCGTCCACGGCTCCCGTGCATGTTGCCCAAGATTCCGCCGGCCTGGCCGCGAAATTCCCGGGCGCCGCACGTTTCCGTAACGCCTAATAGGAGGTACATACCATGGGCTTTCAAACTCAAGTGCAAGCACAGCAGGCCCCGGCCGTTGCTGGCGACTTCGCTTCGGGCAATCCCCGTGCGGCCACCGTGTCCCCGGAAGGCGGCTTTGTTGCTGGCGCCGCTGGCGTCACCGTTGGTCGCTTCGCCTGGATTCAGTCCGACGGCGTTACCGTGCTGAATACCGGCACCGGCAAACCCGACGGCTTCATTCACCGCGAACAACAGGCGCTTATTTCGACCTACCTGGCCGAAAGCGGCAACCTGATTCCGGTCGGCTTCCCCGTTACCCTCATGCGTACCGGCGATTACTACGCCGCCGTCACCGTGGCGAGTGCGGAAAAGGGCGAAAAGGCATTTGCCAAGCTGGCCGACGGCACCATGCAACCGGCCGCCGCTGGCGCTACCGTGTCCGGCTTTATCGAAACCGACTTCACCATTTCCCGGCCCGCTGGCGTCGGTGAACTGGCGGTCATGTCCCTGTAAGGAGCCAACAACATGAATCCCATTCTCCAAGCACTCATGGGCCGCGCTGGCATCCATTTCATGGGCGTCAACCCGGACTTCCAAGCGGACGGGGCGGCTATGGCCCTCCGTTACGCGCAAGACGGCTTCGCGTGCGACGCGCAACCGGCACTTGTCACCGTGTCCAACTCCGGTATTCCGGCCTTCCTTTCGACCTACGTCGACCCCAAGCTGATTGAGGTTTTGGTATCGCCCATGAAGGCGGCCGAAATCGTGGGCGACGAAGTCAAAAAGGGCGATTGGACCACCGAAACGGCCATGTTCCCGGTCGTGGAATCCACGGGCGTTACGTCCGCCTATGGCGATTACAGCGAAAGCGGTAACGCCGGGGTGAACAGCAACTTCCCGCAACGCCAAAGCTTCCATTACCAAGTCATGACCCAATGGGGTGAACGCGAACTGGAACGCGCCGGCCTGGCCCGTATCGACTGGGCCAACCGCATGAACATTGCGTCGGCCCTGACCCTGAACAAGTACCAAAACAAAACGTACTTCTTCGGCGTTTCCGGCCTGCAAAACTATGGCCTTCTGAACGACCCCAGCCTGTCCGCCGCTATCAGCCCGACCACCAAGACGGCCGGCGGCACCAGTTGGGCGAATGCCACGGCGCAAGAAATTAACGCCGACGTGCAGAAGCTTTACAAGCAGTTGCAAACCCAAGCCAACGGCCTGGTCGAACTCGACACCAAAATGACTTTGGCGCTTTCGCCCATTTCGGAAGTCTACTTGACCAAGACCACGGACTTTAACGTCAACGTTTCGGACATTCTGAAAAAGAATTTCCCCAACCTGACTATCAAGACCGCGCCGGAGTATTCGACCCAATCCGGCGAACTGGCGCAACTGATTGTGGACGATCTGGAAGGCCAGCGCACCGCGTCTTGTGGCTTCACCGAGAAAATGCGGGCGCATCCCATCGTTGTGGGCGCTTCCAGCTTCAAGCAGAAGAAGTCGCAAGGCACCTGGGGCACCGTGATTTTCCGGCCGTTCCTGATTGCCCAAATGCTGGGCATCTAAGCCAGCGACGCAACAACCCGGGGGCTTCGGCTCCCGGGATTTTCCAAACGCAATAGGAGAGTTACGAACATGGCAACAGCCCCGAAAAACAAGGCCGCCCCCAAGGTAGCCACCAACGTCGCCGTCGGCGGCACTTCCGTTACCATCGGTTGCAAGCTTCCGCATGGTATCGTTCTCGACCACCCGCTGGACCCCAGCAAAAAGGTCGAACTCCGCGGTAAAAATCGTTCGTTGATTATCGGCGCCGAATACGGCACGACCGAAGTCGACGGCGAGTTTTGGGAGACTTGGAAGACCGTCCACGCGGAATTCCCGGCCCTCCGCTCCGGCGCCATCTTTGAGGCCAAGAACGCCAACGAACTGGTCGCCGTTGCCGCCGAACTGGAAGACGAAACGACCGGCTTTGAGGCCATGCCGCAAGAAGCCCAAGGCGTCAAGCCGGCCAGCCAAGACGACAAGGAGTAACGCCAATGCCCGCCGTTGTCTTTGACCCGGCGGCCTTTAAGGCCCGCTATCCTGAATTTGCAGCCGTAGCCAACCCCACGTTGGCCGCCTGCTTTGACGAAGCGGGCCTTTACTTGTCCAATTCGGACAATAGCCCGGTTCAAAACCTGATCCGCCGGGCCACTCTTCTTAACATGCTGACGGCCCACGTCGCCTATATTGGCGGCCTGTTGAGTGCTGACGGCATGCCGCGGCCCGTTGGCCGTGTTTCCCAAGCGTCGGAGGGCTCCGTATCGGCCGCCTTTGAGGGCGTACCGCCGACCCCTGGCTCCGGCGCCTGGTTCCAACAATCCCAATACGGGGCCGCCTTCTGGCAAGCGACAAGCAGCTTGCGCGGCATGCGGTATATCCCATGCCCGACAAGGTATTGAGCGGCGCCGACGGGGTCATGAAGGCCCTGGAAGA